ACACGCTCAGGGATGGCGTCGCCGTCGACGTACTCGAGGTGCCAGTTCTCCGTGCGGTTGTTCCAGGCGAACCCGTGGTCGAGCGCGTTGGCCTCCAGCCAGGCGAACGCCCAACGGTTCGTGCCGACCGCCTGAATCTTCCAGCCCGACGGTGTCTGCACCCACCACGCCGCATCGAACGCCAGACCCCAGCCGTGGTTCGACGTGCCGGGGACGGCGGCCATCGCGTTGCCACGCTTCAACCACCACGTCTTGCCCTGCCAGAACTTCGTCGACTGGGTGCAGGTGACCGGGTTGTACTTGTCGACGTACCGGGCGTAGAACGTCGTCTCCTGGCGTTGCAGGTTCCGGTATCCGTCGGCCAACGACACGACGGTGAGCTGCTGGCCCGTCTCGTTCCAACAGTTGAACTGCAACACATCGAACGCACGCGACGCCAACGGATGCAACGCCACGAACCCGTGACCGGGCGCCATGCTGTTACGCAACTGGTCGGCGCGCAGCAGCCCGTTCGACTTGAAGTCGACGCCGGCCGGGTACAGGATCGGCTTGCGGATGTCCTGCCAGGCAGCCATCAGGAGTTCGCCTCGTAGGTGAGCGACAGGTTGATGATGTCGCCCGACGCAAGCCCAGCAGTGAACGAGACAATGCCCAGCCGGCTATCCGAGGCCGTGGACTGTGTGGATGTGAGTTGAAGTGTTGTTGATGATGCCAAAGTGACAAGCGCAGGAAAGGTCGACGGGACCGAAGAGTCATATAGGTAACCCTGACCAAACGCGCCGACCGACACAACTGCCGTTGCCGGTAGACCGCCGATCACAACGGCGTTTGCGGCTGTTCCCGAGCCAGTAACGGTGACCTGCATCCGGGCAATGATCATCCGGCCCCAGCGGCCATAGGTGGCTGTGTTGACCGTCACCGTCACTGAACCCGACTGGGTGACGGTCGGCGTCCACGACGTCCACGCACCACCCTCACCCATCAGATAGGTGTTGATGTCGGATTCGCTGAGCGCCGCAGCGCTCCATGCAGTCTTCTGAGCCAAGGGATACTCCTAGTTAGAAGCCGACAAGATCGGAGCCACCGACAAGCGACGAGCCGATGATGAACAAGTCATCCGGCAACGCGTCGTCGTAACGGTTCGCTGGCATGAGGCTGTACACCGTCGTCCAGTCGCCCGGACTGATCTGATGTGTGATGCCGTCGATGAAATAGTCGAGCGCCAACGCCGAACCGACACCTGTCGGCGTGAAGTTGACGGTGATCCGGTCCAACAGCGCGAGCTCGATGAGGTACTGCCGCCACCCGGTGTCACTGCCAGGCTTGACCACAACCTCGTCAAGCCGAAACTCCTCGGTCGCACGCAAGGACAGCATCGTGTTTGCCGCGCCCTCGAGCACCTCGTCGAACTGCGACGGCAACCGGTCGTACGACGCCGCCGGATAGCGAGTGCCATAGTTCGACACGCCCGACGCGTCGATCGCAATCACGGCGTTGCCATCGAGATCGGTCATAGACACAGCGGTGATCAGCTCGTCGGCGTCAAACAGTGGCGTTACCGAATAGAACGGCAGGCCGCCAGTGCCAAGCGTCGTCTGAATCGTGCTTGATCCAGACCGTTCCTTAAACCAGTGACGGCCGTGATAGACGAGGCTGAACGCCGTCGCGCTTGAAACGATTGGCGCCACCTCAAGGTCGGAACAGGCACGCACCTCGTCCAGCAGGTTGTGCGACGTTGTCTCGTCCCACTCCGACCACGGCGCAAACGTCGCAACCATCGACGGCAGGTAGGAGGCCTGGCCCACCGAGTCGAGCGGGTTGCCAGCCTCAGTGTTCATTTGGCTGAGACGACCAATCGTCGTGCCCGACCCAGCCCCGTACGTCGCAGCCATCCCAGCACCCGCAGGCACCTGACCGCGACCGGCCGCCGACAACGCATCCTCACACGTCAACGTCATCGTCGAATCACGGTTCGACTGGTCGTAGTTGATCAGGAACCGGTCGGTGCGCCCGTACCACACTTCGGTCGCCGCAGCCGACGCCGAATCAAACGTGATTCGCACGTCCTTGCCAGGCTTCAGGTTCCCGAAGAACGTCCCCGACGTGTGCAACGGGTCGTACTTGCGGGCCGAGTTGTCGAGCACCATCCGCAACGACCCAGGGTCATAGGTCTGCTGTAAGCGTGACCGCTGCGACGACTTGAGCTCAAGGAACCGAACGTCAGACGAAATGTCGGACCACGTCGGCGGGTTCCAACGAACCTCGACCTTCACGTTGATACCGACCGGATGGTCAATCGCCATGAGTCACCCCGTCAACCAGCGGTTACCGAACATGCGGCGGGCCTGCTCGATCGCACGCACCACCGACTGTGGGTCAGCCGACGTGTTCGTCACGTTGATGATGAGATTCCCGAGCGCCTGCTGTGTCCGCTCAATCTCGCGAGTCGCCTCCTTGGCAGCGTCGGCCGCATCCTTCGCGGCCTTCTCAGCTTCGTCAGCCGCCTTCTTCTCCAAGGCCAAACGGTCACGTTCGGCAGCCGCGCGCTCGTCGGCCGCTTCCTTGTCGAGCGACTGAATCTGACGCCACGTCTTGTCGTAGGCGTCGCCGTACTTCTCCTCGCCGGCCAACCGGTCGGCAAGATACTTGCGATACTCGTCGCGAGTGATCTCGCCGTAGTCGTAGGCGCGGGCGATCGCCTCTTCCCACGACGTCGCCTCAGCCGCAGCGGGCGACGAACCGCCACCGCCGCCACCACCGCCACCACCGCCGACAGAGGAGGGCATCTTCGCCCCAGCAATACCGGCAGCGATGCTCGCGCCGATCTGGTCACCGATGCCCTTGCCGGCGCCAGCAGTCGCGCCAGCGATCGCGCCCTGGTTGATCGCAATGCCGACTCGCACCACGCGGGCGCGAGTTACTTCGTTCAGCAACGCCTCAGCCCGAGCAAGGTCGCCGGCGTCGATCGCCGCCTGAATCTCGGTCAGTTTCTCTTCGTCGATCTCATCGACAGAGTTGCGATAGTTGTCGATCTTGTTCTGCAAGATCCCGACGGCGGTCGCATGTGCGCTTGCGACACTCGCCGCGCGGCTCGTCGCCTTCTCCGACTGCTCGGTCGCAACCGTGTACCGGTCAACCGCAAAGGCGGCATCGCCAACGGACTCCGCAGTTCCCTTTACCGCATCGTTTGCCTTGTGCCACGCCGCCTCGAACTTGGCGATTTGATCTTCGCTGAACCCCTCGCCTCGGAGCTTCTCTTGCAACTCCTCCAACGACATCGACGTCAGGTCGACCTCGTCGCCAACCATGCCGATGATCCGATGCGCTGCGTACAGCGGGTTTGTCACCGTCAGGAACGCATCAGCGACTCGCATCGCCTCGTCGGCGTACCTCGCCATCGTCTCCAACGAATCGGCGAACGTCTCCAACAGCTCAGAGTTGCCGGCGATGGCGCCGCCGACCGCGAGCGTCACCTCGTCAACCGCGTCCCTGATCCGGTCCATGCCGTCACGGAACGCGCGGGCCTTCTCGAGCTCTTCCTCGGAGATGACCTTGCCGTCACCGACACCGTCGAGCGCCGCCCGAAGATCGGCGGCGTCCATCTCCATCAGTTCGGCGATCTCACCGTACGACCGACCGAACGCCTCTTGTGCAGCCTTGGCGCGCTTGGCGGGATCTTCAATCGCACCGATCGCCGTCGCCGCATTGATGAACGACTGATACGAGTCGGTCACCCCGTCGGCGGTCAGGACGACGGTGTTGCCGAAGCCCTCAACATCGACCACGCCATCGGCGGCGGCCTTGTTGAACTTCTGCAACGCACCTTGCAACGTGCCGAGCTCGATACCGAGGTCGCCCGCCACTTCACCGAGGCGTGACGCTTCCTCCACGTTGACGCCCGTGGCGTCGGCAAACTTGCCCGACTCGAGCGCCAACTGTTGAAACGCACTGACAGCCTTGACAGCGAACACGGCGAGCGCCGTACCGGCAGCCATCGCAGCGCCCGCAAGGTTCTCCTTGAGGACGCCACCAAGGCCAGACACGCCAGACTTGAGCTTGCCTGTCGCCGTGTCGGCGGCGGCGATGTCTGTGCGAACCTTCTTGAGTTGCGACACGAACCCCGACGAGTCAAGGTCGAGCTTGGTGGTGATCTGATTAGCCACGGATCACCTCTCTCAGTCGAATCGCTTGCGGATCGCCTTACGCAAACCGCGCTCAGCGATCTTCGGCATCTCTCGCTCCATCAACTCACGCGCATCGTCAGCCGTGTACTTCGGCAACGTCTGCCCGTTGTAACGCTTGGTGCGCGCCCTGGACACCCGCCCCGTTTTCGTCAGCCGAGGGCCGACGAACTTCGGGCCGAATGCCTGATTGCGGCCGTACTGCGCGACCGTCCACGGCCCGGCAGACGAACGTGTCGGCGACAACAGGTTCGACCCGTCACTGAGCCGCTTGTTCTTTGTCGTCAACTGAGGCGCCCACCCCGAGAACTTCGGGTCGCCACCCAGGTCGGCCGAAGCTGCCTGGGTGGCGAGTTGCTGCGCCTTGCGACCCATCGCGTCAGTGATCGTGAACTTCTCACGCGTCGACAGGTCGCGCCCGAGAGCGTCCAACTCCTTCGCAAAGTCGCCGAACGAGTTGAACGTCGGCACCGAAGGTCAGCCGACCTTGGTCGTCACCGACGCAGCAGCGAACGAACCCGAGATCGCGACAGCACCCTCGACAGTCGCGTCGATGTTCGTGTCGAAGATGCCGGTGCCGAACCAGTACTGCCCGTTGTTCGTCGTCGACGGGTACAGGTAGAACCTGCGCGCCACACCATCCGTCGCCGCCGTGTACATCTGCACCGTGGCGTCGTCGTAGAAGCCAGCATAGGTGCCCTGGGCATCGGGCAGGCCCGACACGTAGATCATCGACGTGTCACCGAAAGCGGTCACGTTGATCTTCTCGGTAGCGAAGTTCAGCGACCAGTTGTTCAGGAAGGTCACCGGCTCGGCCGTGCCACCGCTGGTGAGGTTCATGTAGAGCCGCCCATTGCGGCCTGCGATACGAGCCATGTCGGCTACTCCTTGGTGTGGTGCTGAAAGTCAGCGGGGGGACTTGACGTGGCCGTCCACGATCGACAGCAGACGAGCCGCCGTATTCGTGAACGTCCGATCCGCGATCGCCGCTTGTGCGGCAACGGCTGCGGCTTTGCGCTCCACCGGGTGGGCCAACCACCAACGGAGTTGCGACTCGAACTCGGCCGGCGTCGTGAACGTCGGCAACATCGGGAACAGGTCATCGCCCTCACCGCGCGGTTCACGCATGAAGAACGAACCACACGCAGCCAACTCGACCTCGCGTGGACCCATCGCCCAGCCAGCAGCCTGCCCGCCCTCGGATGTCTCCTTGCGGTACAGGTTGGCCGTCACCTTCGCCGACCGATACAAGCGGGCGGCGTCGGCGTTGTCGAGACACTCCGACCGGCCATGCAACAGCAGCGGCTCGAGCGGCGAACCGTCCTCCACCAACTGCCAGTTGCCGCCAAGCTTGACGTCGATCCCCGACCAGTCGACCGCTTCGAAGAACTCGATGCGCGACGGGAACCCGGTCCCGACGAAGGCGAAGTCGCAAGCGTTGTCAGGCTCAGCGTCGCCCGCATGGTGGCGGTCGGGGTCGTACGAATGCGGGAAGTAGAACGTGCGCTCGTTCACCTGCGACACGTAGGTGCCGAGGTTCACCGGGTCGTTGATCACGACGGTGTCGGCGTAACGCGCTGGGCGCATCTGCCGATCGTCCTCGTACGGCGACTCCGTACACCACAGCACCACATGATGCGGCCGACGAGCGAGCACAGCCCACAACTCGGGCGTGATGAAGAACCCCGACACGATCACTACGACGTCAGGCCACCACTCGTAGAGCGTCGCTTCGAGGCCCTTCAGGGCGAGGGCGTTGGCCGCATCAGGCGAGAGTGCCTTGCGGTACTCGCCGTCACGCTCAAGCTGCACCTCGCTGTAGAAGTTGAGCCGGTCGTGCAGTGAGAACGACTTGACGTCGACACCGTTCGCCTGCAACCCCTTGACAAGCCCGTCATGCACGTCAGCGACGCTGAAGTGCGGGCCGGGATGGACGACAAGAACCTTCAAGCCTTCACCGCCACACACCGGATGTCGTCGTCGAGCTCGTCGATCGTCCAATGCCGGAACCCGGCGCCAGACAGCCACGAATCGAGCAGGGCGTGGTCGACGTTGCGGTAGAACTCGCCGTCACGCAACGCGCCACCGTCGACCGCCGAATGCGGCGCACGCCGCGGTCCGGCCATTGTTGCGATGAAATGGCCGCCAGACTCCAGGTGGCGGGCAGCGTTGCCACACATGCCGACGCACATTTCGTCCGTGGCGTGCTCGAACACCTCGGCGCACAGGACGAGCTCGAACGGGCCGGGCACGTTCACCGTCGCCGCATCACCCACGATGTCGACACCAGAGCCGGCGCCGATGTCGACACCAACCCAACGGTCAGCGCCAATCAGGTCACGCAGTGAGCCGTTGACGTTGCGTGAACCGAACTCCAACACCGAGCGGTACTGGGCGCACGTGTTGCGGCCGACAAACTCCCACGCTGCTTGGTGCATCAGAACTTCTGCACCGTGACAGTGACAGCCATTGATCCCACAAGCACCTCGTATGGTTCGCCATCAACGGACAGGCGTGTTTCGCGGGCAACGCCGCGCGGCTCGAAGTCGAGCGAGTAGCCGGCGGTTTCAAGGGTCCCGCCGGCAAGCAGGGCGTCGACAACACTGGAGCCGTTGCCGGTTCCTGCACTGAAGTACTGCTCAAGGCGGATCTCGGTGTCGCGATTGGCAACGCCGGGGATGACCCGCACCAAGAACGTCACGGACGACAGCCCCGTCTCACCGAACGACACCCAGTAAGTCGGGGTGTCGTCAAGGGTGAACGCAACGGCGGGGATTGCCAAACCCTCGTTGTAGGCGTAGACGTTGGTCTGCCGGTCCAGGTTGGCGCGCAACTGATCGGCGAGCGATGCGCGGATGTCGCCGATACTCAGGCCGGCCATCAGCGCGGCCCGCCAAGGCCGGACTTTGCCTCTTCGCGACGGTACCGCTTCGTCAGCCCGTGCGCCTTCTTGCGCAGGAACTCATCGAGCCCGGCGGCGTTCTGCTGATCGCGGTACGTCCAGATGTCTTTGCACAGCACGTAGGCGGCGCGTTCGATCTGCGGCGGAATGGCCGCCCACCCCCACGACGCCGTAACGGCGACCGTGGCGCGGAAGTTGTCGAACTTCCAATGTGATCCGATGTAGCGGATCGTTTCGTACGGGCGAGTCTCGCCCGTCCAGTCCATCGAGTTGACGGGCTCCAACTGGTAGCCACCGGTCGACGTCGCCCACACAGGCACCGTCTCGCCGTCGTTCGTGACCGACGTGACCGACACGGCATCGTGAATCCGGATGAAGTCCTGATGCAGTGCGCGAGGGGAGTAGTAGCGCACGGACGAGCCTGACGCCACGACCCACTTGCGGCCACAGATGTCCTCAAGCAGATCCTCGGCTGAGTCGATGACTCCCTGAAGGTCGTCATTTTCGTCGGTCGGAATTTCAATCCGAAGGTACGCCTTCAGGTCTTCGGCGGTCAGGATCGCCACAGGTCACTCCCCTTCGTCGGGAACGTCGGCCACAGGAGCCGATTCGGTGGGCGCCTGCACCTTCGGTGGGCGGCCACGGCGAGGCGCGTCAGGCGCCACACTGGGGGCCTCTGGCGAGACGTTGGAGGCAGGTTGGAGCCGGCGCGCCCCGTCGCCTGCGTCGACCCACACGACCGGCGTGTCGATAATGGAAAGGTCGCCCTTGCGGAGCTTCTCTTCCCAGAGCTCCAGGGCGTGGCCCGCAGCGGGAACATCCATCTCGAAGAGGACGCCCGACGCGCTGCGGACCACGACCGTGGAAGTCATCAGCGGGGAACCCGGAACGCCCGGATGGCGCCAGCGTAGGACGTTGCCAGGTCGATCTGGATGGTTCCGTCCGACTGCATGAACCGGGCCGACTCCAGACCGGCGACGGTCATGTCGCCGGAGGTGGCCGGCACGGTGATGTTCAGGTTGCCCTGACCCGACGAGAGGGCGGGCGGGCTGTCACCAGCCACGATCGTGGCGACACGATCCGAGCCGTTGGTGTTCGTGAAGCGCAGCACCAGCTCCTCGAGCGGGAAGTCGACCGTGATCACGTGATCTTCGGTCGGATCTGCGGTGGTGCCGGCATTGGTGGCGGCACCGACGGTGGACAGGGTGACAACGGGAACGTTGACGCGAGGCATGGGGGTGTCCTTTCAGACGAGAGTGCGGGAGGGGATGGCAGGCGGGGGCCGGGGTGAACCGGCCCCCGCCGGGGTCATCAGGTGATGGAAGCGATGACGGTCGCGATGCCGTCGGGGCGGACGAGCTTGGCGCCGTACACGTGCAGGCCCTTGAGGGCGTCGCCGAAGGAGTCCTCCGGGCGGTACGCCTCGACCTTGTTGATCTGCTCGGCGAAGCTGATCGCCTTCGGGTAGCCGGCGATGACTGCGTAGTCGTCGCCGGTGACCAGCGGGGCGTTGTTCGACACGAGCACGTCGAAGCCGAGAGCGCGACCGACGATGCCGTTGCGCAGCGCCTGGTCGGTGCCCGAGGCGTCGACCCGGACGAACTTGTCCTCTTCGAGCAGGAGGCCGTGGTACCACGGGGGGACCACGACGTAGCGGCCCTGCTGGGGCACGTTCGCCTCGTCGAGCTTCACCTTGAGCCGGCGGAGCTGCGTGTAGGCGAGAGCGGCGGTCGTGACGGACACGGTGCCGATCTGGTTCGCCGACTGGGCGCCGGTGTAGAGGCCGGCGACGTACTGGTCGGCGACGTCACGCAGGCCGTAGACGGCCTCCATGAGCCCGGCCTCGAGCTCGCCGCCGGGCGACTGCGCGGCGTCGATGTCGTCGACCTCGAAGGCGAAGTACTTGGCCTGATCGATGACGAGCGCACGCTGGGCGTCGGTGAGCTGCTCGGGGGTGATGGTGGTCGAGCCCTTGGTGTAGGACGCGATCGTGGGACGGGAGATCGACCGGATGCGAACGGTGTCGCCCATGTTCGCGATCTCGCCCTCGTAGTCGCGGTTGGCGACACCGGGGCCGGCGTACACCAGCTCCTTCTTGAGGGACTCGAGCATCATGGCGGACCAGATCTCGGGGATGAAGGTGAGAGCCATGGCGGCTGCTCCTTTCGGGGAGGTGGGGGTTCAGTGCGGGGTGTTCAGGCGTCGCCGGACATGACCGCGGTCAGCAGCCCGGCCCTACGTGCCTGTTCGATTTCGGCCGACGACTTGCCCTTGAGGTCAGCGCGGGTCCACTGAGCCGGCTTGTCGGACTGACGGCCACCATCGGCAGAGCCGGGGGCGGGCTTCGTCTTTCCGAACAGGTACGGCTTGGACTCGCGCAGCGCCTTAATCGCCTCGTCCACGCCCTTCACGTCGTCACCGTCGATCTCGACGGCGTTCAGTGGGAGCAGGGCGAGCACGGCTTCGGCGTCGATCGCTCCGGCCTTCGCCGCGGCAGCCGACACGGCAGCACGGGTGAGCGCCTTGGCGATCCGTTCCTCTGCGGCGGCAGCCTTGGCCTCAGCCTCGGCAGCCTTCGCCATCGCCCGTTCGATCTCGGACTTCTTGGAGTCCTCGAGCTTCGCGAGCTTGTCGGCGGCAGAGGCGTTCTGCTTGGCAAGCGCCTCATTCTTGCGGGCCATGCTCTTCCACTTCGCCAGTTCGGCGGCGAGGTCGGGCGTGCCCTCGGATGAGGTGTCGTCGTTGGTGTCCGTTTCGGACGTGGATTCTTCGTCGGCCATTTCGGCTTCCTTTGTGATCGGCCCGACCCCATTTCGGGGAACAGGCAGAGAACGTCAGGCGAACAGGCCGAGCATGATCAGCTCGGACTCTTCGTCCATCTGCGTCCACACCGAGCCGACCGCGGCAGCCGACAGTTGCGGCGCCACGAGGCGGGATGTGTTAGCCGTCGCGAACGTGCGACGGTTGCAGGAGATCGGATGCGCCACCAGGCGGGCGCCGATGGCGGCTGCGGCAGACCCAGCGACGACCCGCGTCGCCGGCAGCAGGACCGGCGGCGGCGCGACTGGCGGGCGGGCCTTGGCCGCCGACACAAGCGTCGGACGTGTAAGCGTCGCCTTCGCGGTCGCGTAGACCGCCGTGCGTTGGCGCCGCCGTGGGGCTGAGCCGCCGAGATCCGGTGTGCCCTCGGTGGGCGCCGGGATGTCGACGAACAGCGACCAGTCGTAGAGCTCCCAGCCTTCGGCAAGCTGCCACCATTCGGCAGCCACCGGCTACTCCGAGTAGCCGACGAAAGCCACCGTTGAGGTGACAGTGAGCGTGTTCGACGTGACGGTGCCGACGGGGCGCACGATCCACTGCACATACACGCCAGGCGGCACGACGAGCGGCGCATCACCGAAGTCGATGTTGCCGCCCTCACGGAAGTCGCCGATCGCGCTCGTTGCGATGAACGGGACGGTGTCGACCACGATGCCTCGAGCGGCGACCGCAGCGGCAGCCTCCGTGGCGTTCGTTGCCGACGTGGTCGAACCGACACCGATGATGTAGTGAAGGATGACCGAGTTCGTCGATGCAGCGGCCGACGCCACCGTCCTACCCCACCTCACACCCGTGATGTAGAGCGTCTTACCCGGCAGCGTCGCCGTACCGGCAGGGTTCAGATACGAGAACACCGGGTAGTCGGCCGCGCTTGTGAGCGTCGAGATCGCAGGACTGACCCAAATACCGCCGAGACTGTTGGTCGCCGGGGCGCTGGTCGCCGTCCACGTACCCGCAGCCGAAGCGGTCGCGCTGGTCGGCCAACCGGCCGGCGAAGCGCCACGGGTCGTCGTCGGACCCGAAGCGGTGCCAGGCTGGATCTGGTAGGCGCCGCCACCCTGGCCGGTCATCTGATGACCCCACGGCTTTGAGGTCGCAGCCTCGCCAAGCGATGCGGCAATGTAGCCGACCGACAACGAACGGGCAGCCGACGCCGTGCCCGAGTTGTAGACACGGGCAAACAGCGGATGATTCAGTGCCGAAGCAGGCGACGGAACCGTCGACGTGATGTGCAGCTGGGCGACCAGCGTGTCGTTGATCCAGAACTCGACGTCATCGTTGTGAACAGCGATGATGTAGTGGCTGACCTCGGTCGCGTCGTACGTGCCAGTACCGTCACGGGCCGGGATGTTCGT